CGTATAGGTATTGCGGATTCATTTATACATGTCGATTTAGATTTAAGTAAAAGCGATAATGTAATTTGGACTTACTAAAAAACCCCCTCGAATAAACGAGAGGGAAAACAAAATAAAAATTGGGGAATAAAACAAACTCTTTATTACTAACAATGCAAATATACACTAAATTATGAGACTACAAAATAAATCTTACATTTTTTTATTATTATTTTTTTTTGTTGGTTGTGTGGCTAAAAAATCTACTGTCGAATATAAAGAGCGCATTGCACGAGACACATCGAGCGTGCAAACGGTTAAGACCATAATTAAGCCAGTAAAAGAGTACTTGATAGTAGACAACCCTTGCGATGGTTTAGGCTTGTTAAAGTCGTTTGAAAAGACTATTAAAACAGAGAAAGCAACGGTTAAATTATACAATGATAAAGGCAGTATTAAAGTTGATATAAATATAGATAGTATTGTAGATTTAGAGGTAAATAAATTTAAAAGAAATTACAAATCAGAAGTAGAAATAAAAAAGGTAACAGTGGTTAAATTCCGTTACCCCTTGTGGCTTATTATTGGTTTTGGTATTTCTATATTTCTGAACGTAATTTTATTAAAGTCTAAGTTATTTTAACTTTGTATAAAAAACATTAAAACGTTCTTTATACCTTTGTTAGCAATCATTCCTCAAGAACGCTCCTACTTGTTTAACGAAATCTCGGTGGCAATTCCAACACAATCTGTAATCACTTTCTTTTCGGCTCTCTATAAATACCTTTTGGTATCCACTACCTTCCTTTATTGCAGGGTGGCTAAATCCTATCTTTTCATCTCTTCCAAATAGAGCCTCTGTACTGCAACAATCAATACCTATTTCCAACTTAATATGACAAGCACTTTCTTCCCATCGAGTTAAAAGCGATTTGCCACACTTCGAGCAACAAGAACGATTGATAACACGAGATAAACGTAATTGCTCTATTTCGTGCTGTTTAATAATGTTCTGTGCTTTTTCTAATTCTTTATTTGTTATCATAATTTCTTCTTTTAAGTTCGCAACTACGCTTATTTAAACCGTTGTAAGTAATGCTAAATATTTAGCTGTTCTACACACCACGCTCGGCTTTTTTTATCAATCCAAATACTTCTACAGTTTAAATGGTTTATTTCATCTCCGTGTATATTTCTGGCAAATGTAAAGCCTCTCTTTTTTGCTTCTTTAATATCAATACTTATAAATAATTGTCTGTACTTATCTCTCACTACAAACAACAATGTATAAAAAAAATTGCTACTTTCTACATTTTTATAATCTAATTCTTTAAACATAATTTATTATTTTATTTATTAATTTCATTGTAATTAGACGCAACATTTCTTATACAAATAAGTTATAAAAGAACCCCAATAATAAAACCAACAAATAAAACAAGTACTATTATTATTAATATAAAATTACTACCTGTATCTTCTCCTAAAACCATAGGGTCATTTACTAAATTATCCCACGCCATATAATCTTCTTTTTTTAAATTGTCTAAATATTCTTTATCAATCATAATTTGCTATATTAAGCGTTAACTATTAATTATCTTTCTTTGTAAAAAATCCATATAAGATTTATTAGAAACCTTATATTGATGCTTCGACCCTTCACAGTATAAAATACGTTGTACCGTTCCCTGCTCAGTAAAGATAGTCTTTAATAACTTAACATCTACAGAGCCACTAACAGGACACGCCCACTTTGCCAAACCTTGTTTAACTGCGTTATTTGTTACACTTCCAAAGTAAGGTTTTAAAGTCATATAAAGTTCCTCAGTTGTTACAATATCGCCTTTATTATAGTCTACCATTTTACCTAAATACTCTTTTTGATCCGCTTTACTTCCATACTCTATCATGTCCCACATATGCATACCTTCGTGCGATTGTTTTAATGTTAAACCAAAATATTTAGCCATGTAAGCCATTGAAAACGATGGTAATCTAAAGTATCTTTTAGCCATTCTATAGATATCAAAACTTTTTACGTATCTATCGACTCTTAATTTATGCTTTGCGGCTCTAGTATTTATCCATTTATTATCAAATGAATTATTATTTTGACCGATTACCATTGATGCCTTATTATATTGTTTTAAGAATTTTTCAAGCATCTTTTTGTCGCAGTGGTTTTCGTCCCATGTTAAAGATTTAACAACGTCCTCACCAACCCATTTCCATGCTACAGATATAATTTTAGGCTCTGTGCGCAATTGTTTATGATTTATGTATTGTTTCCCTGTCCACCATACAGTAGCTTCTGTACGGCTAGTTTCTATATCGTAGACCATTATTTTCTCATCGACTACATTAGACTGTTTAATAGATAAAAACAATTCTTTTGCGTACCTTCTTATGGTGCGTTCGGTAACATTTAAAAATTGGCTTAATTCTTCTTGTATTTTCTTCCTTGATTTATTACTAGAATACTGGTCAATTATTAATTGCCTGTTCTTTTTACTCAATAGATTTACGCTCATGTTTATTTTTATTTATTATCGGTTAAATACATTATAATTAACTTTATCCCTTAATTTTCAGATAATTATTTTCACAAATATACGTATAATATAGACACCCACAACATTTATTTATTTTAAATTAAATAGTGTTTATAACTTTTAATTATGTATATTTGCCATGTAATTAATTATCACTAAAACAAACAAAATGAATATTACAAAATTTTACAACAGTTCAGATCAATTAAAAATAGAGTTAAACTATAGCATCCCTAATAACATGACGGCAAATAAATTTCACAAAACAATTAAGAAATTAGGCGGTGAAATTAAGGGTCGATTAGTTATCTTTGACAATCAAAACATAGAACTATTAAAAGAAACATTAATTAATAACGGTTTAATATAAAAATTATGGGAAAAAAGAAAAGAAGCAGAAAAATAATTTCTAGACTAATTAGAAATGATTTTGATAAGATAGATCTATCACTAGACTATATATATTGCAAAGCAGATGCACTTATAGAAACCGCTTACCATTACGGATTAATAGAATTAGCAAACGAAATGAAAAACGATAAAAACTAAATTATGAAATTTAAATTTAAATCAGGAGTACACGTATTAACATTTATAGCACTCGCTTTATTAACTGGATTATTCTGCCTAGCAATATTTTGTATGTTAATTCCAACAATAAACTAATATGTATAAAGTAACCGAAAAATACAAGTATTTGGAAGCAAAAGAGATCGTTTTAAATGATTTTTACAGCGAGGAAACAAAGGAAAAATACAGAGAGGTTATTAAACAATATTTAAAAAACAAAAACCAATAATTATGAGTACATTTAAAACATTATCAGAAATAAACGTAAACGAAAAGACAGAGAAAAAAGGTAAATTTACTTATTTATCATGGTCTTTTGCGTGGGCAGAACTTAAAAAGGTTTCACCAACAGCAACAGCAAACGTATATCATGACGAAAACACAAACATGCCATACTTCGCATCTAAAGCAGGTGTAATGGTTAAGGTTGGTATTACTGTTGATGGATTAGAACATATTAATTATTTACCTGTAATGGACTTTAGGAACGCATCTATACCACCTGAAAAAGTAAATATGATGGATATAAATAACGCAATTCAAAGGTGTACCGTTAAAGCGATTGCGTTGCATGGTCTAGGTCTTTATATTTATGCTGGCGAAGATTTACCAGAAGAACCAGAAAAAGAACAACCATCTGTAAGGTTAAATAATTGTAATACTTTATCTGAATTAATAGAAGTTTTTACAGGTTTAACAAGAACGGAGAAATTAGCAATGGAAGTATTAAAAAACGAATTAAAAGTAAAACTTAAATAATGACCGTAACAATTAACACAACTTTTAAAATAGATGTGGAAAGACCTGAGGACGTTTATATCTTTGAAGATGAGTTAAGGCACTTAGAGCATATAAACGTTATAAGATGGCAACACGTGGCGAATACAGATAATTTATACGCAACTGATAAGAACTTTAAAAGATTGGTAAAAGCGAAGAAAGACGCTAGTAATCGAGTTTTAGAATATATTAATAAACACAATTAAATGGAAATAATACTAATTAAAATAACCGATTTAATTAAATCTTACGAGAGCGGAGAGTGGTTGAGCTTAAATAAACTAACAACCATGCAAAGAGAGTTGTCATGTAATATTTACTACTTAACAAAACACAATATAGAAGCATTTAATAAATGGAATAGCATCATTTATAATGAGTCTACAAGCCACGCAAAGGCGGTTGCAAAGGCAAATTTTGAAGTTCCAGAACTAAGAATGAGCCGTAAAATATTAGAAACGGCTCGTGGTGTAAGTATTGCAATTAATAGCGAATTATCAATTTTAAAAAAAGAATCATAAATTATGAGTGATACAATTACAAGATTTGAAGAAATGAACGAAGAAAGACAGCGAATAGTGGAGCAAAACGGAAACGATGGTCTCCATTACCAAACACCAGCACATTACAACAATGAAAACGGAAGTCTTTACAAGATAGCAGAAGAAAGAGGATGGAATGCGTACCAATTTGATGCAATTAAACGAATAGATCGTGTAAATAAGAAGGGAAATTTTGTGGAGGACATAAAAAAAACTATATTTGTTCTAGAATTAATGTTAATTAATAAATAAGTAATATGGAGGTAATAGGTAAAGTAAAAGTAATTGGCGAATTAGAAACTTTCGCAAGTGGATTCACAAAAAAATCATTAGTAGTAACAACAGATGAGCAATATCCGCAGCACATCGCAATTGAGTTCTTAAAAGATAAAATCGATTTATTATCGAAATACAAAGTAAATGACGACGTAAAAGTCTCTATTAATTTAGGTGGTCGGGAATGGGTTAATCCGCAAGGTGTAGCGAAGTACTTTAATTCTATTACAGGTTGGCGAGTTGAAAAAGTAGACGCTACAAGTTCAGAATCATTACCACCTGTACCAAATGAAAAGTTTGTGCCACAAGAAGAACCAGACGATTTACCATTTTAAAAAGTGGTTACACTTAAATTAATTAAAACGTTCTTTGATAATTACAAATTTGATAAGAACGTTTTAAAATTAGACGAATGTACGACTATTACAGACGTTAAAAGATATGTTAATACAAACATTAACTATTTAGAAAGCAACACAGGAAATAAAAGATTTTTACCCTATTTTGACAGATTAAAAAGGGTTTACTTAAAAATAAAACAAGATGAAGAAACAATTAACTGAATTTCAAAAAAACAATTTAGATAGAGTTTATAATTATTTGCTACATGAAAAAAATATAGATATTTCTATAAATCGAAGGGTTACGGATATTGTAGAATATAGATCTTTATTTAATACAATTTGTAACAAGAAATATAAAGTAGGTAGTTCTATGATTGCAAGATATTACCAATCAAAAGGTAAATCAATGACTCATGCCTCAGTAATACATTCTATTGATAAATTTAAAACTTATAAAGAATATGTACCCGACTTAACGGAAATATACAATGAGTTAAATATGTTATATTTTACTAAAAAATTTAATAATGTTGAGGTTAAATACGTACATACAAAGAAATTAACTAAAGTACAAAAATCTGTATCTGATTTAACTGAAGACCAACAAATCGAACTCTTAGAAATGATTGAACTTAGAAAAAAATCATGGGCTTGGAAGAATAAAGATAGAATAACAATAATAGAAGGGTGTTAAGATGAGGAAATTAAATAAAGAACAAGTAGACAATGTAAGTGGTGGTATTTTAACAGGTTTTGAGTTCCTCCACTATTTAGAAGAATGTGTACGTTTAGGAGTTTTTGAACCAGCAGCGTTAAAAAGAGTAAAGGCGACAATTAAACATCTACAATTTATTGAAGAACACTTTTACAACCAAGTGGAAGAAATGGACGAGGAAAATATTAGTGATAAATTAATGTCGAATAAATTAGATTATGTAAAATGGATGTTAGACGAATTCCCTCACAGCCAATACGCAAAATTACAAGAGGTAAACATTGCTTTTAGTTTGGACGCTCGTAGGCTTTGCGGAATCTCTGACAAAATACACTTAGAAAATAACGCAATTAAAATATTATGATAAACATTACAAACGAAGACAATATGCTTTTAATGGCAAGATATCCAGATAATCATTTCGATTTAGCAATAGTTGACCCACCTTATGGGATTGATATTTCTAAAACAGGAAATGTAGGTGGTAATAATTTAGGTAAGACAAAGGATTACGGGAAAAAAGAATGGGATTCTGTTATACCTACCGCAGGTTATTTTAAAGAACTAAAAAGAGTAAGTAAAAATCAAATTATTTTTGGTGGAAACTATATGATTGAGCATTTAGAAAACACGCCTTGTTTTTTGATATGGGATAAAAATAATAGTGGCAATTTTGCAGATGCAGAATTGGCTTGGACTTCTTTTCAAACTGCTACAAGGATTTTTAAATCTACTTGGAATGGAATGTTACAACACGATATGAAGAACAAAGAAATAAGAATACATCCAACGCAAAAACCTGTAAGATTGTATGAATGGATTTTAGATAATTATACAGAAAAAGGGTTTAAAGTTTTAGATACTCATTTAGGAAGTGGTAGTATTGCTTTAGCGTGCCATAATAGAGAGTTTGATTTAACCGCTTGCGAATTAGATAAAGATTACTATATTGCAGCGATGAAAAGATTAAAAATACACCAACAACAATTAACAATGTTTTAAATGATTAATAAAAAAAAGAAGTGTAAAGGGATAGGCAAGGCAAATAAATACAGTGGTTGTAATCGTTTAACATTATATCGTAAATACGGACTATGCACCGATGGCGGTAAATCTTGCTACGCTTCTTTTTTATTAGATAGTTTAGTAGGTGGTAATTTAACATCTAAGGCAATTATTCAGGCAAAGAAGCCCCGTAAAGACTACAACGATATGGTAAAATCTACCAAGGAGAATAAATCTTTAGAAGCGCTAAAAAAGACCGTAGTAAATTTGTGCCATAAATACATCCGGTTAAGAGACACCGGTAAACCTTGCGCAAGTTGTAAGACCGGTTATAAAAGTGATTTTGATGCCGGACACTATTACTCTGCCGGTAAATACTCTAATCTTAAATTTAACGAATATAATATACATGCACAATGTATACAATGTAACCGGTATAAAGAGGGGAATTTAGAAAGTTACCGGTTAAACATGCCTAATATAGTAGGTCCGGACCGGTTAAAAGAGTTGGACCAATTAGCGGACCGGTATAAAAAAGAGGTATTTAAATGGGATCGACAAGAATTAATTAATTTAGGTAATTATTATAAAAAACTAATTAAAACATTGTAGAACAAAATAAAAGACTATATTTGCGTAAGACGAGTGCAGAACGTCACACATAAAAACATACATAAACCTTATGGGGATTCGCTGCACCGATGAACCATAAGGTTTTTTAATACAAAAAATATAAATTATGAGAGAAATAAAATTTAGAGCTTGGAACGATGGTAAGATGTTGTTTTCACTACTACAAAATAACTTTGGATTATCTCGATTTTTCGGTTACTTACGTGAAGATGCTTTATTAATGCAGTTCACAGGTTTAAAAGACAAGAACGGTAAAGATATTTATGAGGGGGATATTGTAACAGAGTCAACTAAATATGGTTGGAAGAATGAAATAGTTTCAATTAGAAGTGTAGGCGCTTCTGACGATATGGGAATTGATATGTATGGATATCCTGATTTTGACCATACAGTAAAAGTAATAGGAAACATTCACGAAAACACAGCAAAATAATGGCAGAAGGTAAAAAAGGATTTATTCTTTATGCTGATTTATTAACAGTAGTTGAAAAGTTAGTAAGTAAAGATCGAGAGAATAAAACTAACTACGCAGGAGAGTTATTTTTGTGCGTTCTCCTGTACGTAAATGATAAAGACCCTGTGCCTATAGACTTTATTGTAGAAATGGCATTTGAGCCTATTAAATTAAGCTTAAAGAGGGATTTAATTAAGTTTGATGCGGTAAAAGTTAAAAGAAGTGAAGCGGGTAAGAAGTCAGCAGAACTAAGAGCGTTGAAAAAGGCTAAACAAAATTCAACAAATTCAACAAGTGTTGAAAGTGTTGAAATTATTTCAACAAATCCAACTGTAAGTGTTAATGAGAATGTTAATGAGAGTGTTAGTGTAACAGATAATACTATGTATATTTCTAATGAACAAAAACACACACAAAATTTTACAGAAGAATATTTTTTGCAGCGTTGGAGAGATGCGCGCAATAGATTTGATAAACAACCAACTTTATTTAAAAAACTAATTCAAAGCGAAAAGATAGATTTCGCAGAATTAAAAAAAGATTACGGCAAAAAAGAATTCGATCAAGCAATGCAGGGATTGTTTCAGCAAAAAACATTTCCAACAATTAGATTAAGACCCTCGCATTTTCTAAGAAGAGAGAATTTTGAAACTTATCTAACTTGTTTTGTAACAAAAGAAAAACTATTTGAAGATAATAAATATAAAAAAGCACCTGAAAGATTATGACACAAAACGAAACTAAAATAAAACACTCTAAGGAGTATTGGGATGTTAAAAACAGCGGTAAAAGACTGTTTTATAAAATGAAGCCTAAGCAAAACGGTGAGTATGTCGATTTTAAACTATGTGAGGACGATTTTAACGC